ATTATTGTAGCGAAGTTAGCATCAGTATCACCAATCACATCATATAACTGATTAAAGAAAGTTACTTTCATAGCTAGAAAAGTATTGATAGAGTACTTAACGAATGATGCTTCTTCTCTTGTCATATGATATGATGGGCAAGGAGAACATAAGCTGTACTTGTTATACAGCTCTTCTACTTTATCAGTAGCCCACTTCTCTCCACCTAAGATATGAAACGCAGGGTCAACGAACTGTTCGTTAGCAGACTTCTCTGTAAGGAACTCTGGATTATAAACAACATTCTTCGGCCAGATAGCCCAAGTATCTATTTCTTGTGTTTCTGCAACTATATCAGGAGTTACAGTTGACTTGACTACAATAAGTATATCACGATCTTTTAATTGTGCAATAGTGTTATCAATAATACTACTATCAATAGCGCCGCTGACTCCCATCGGGGTCGGTACGCACACAAAAGCATAGTCATATACAGAGTTGCTAATATTATCCAGATTGGTTCCATATTTTGGGTCTACTATTGTTGTTTCTACTTCGGGGTGACTAAAACCATAATCTACTGCTTGGCCAACAAATCCGTGACCAATAATTAATATCTTAGGCATCGTTTACTCTTTTCCTCAAATCACTTGTAGAGAATCTATGTTCTCTTTTATTAAAGTATATCTCTATACCTCTCTTAGCACATATAGCTCTACCTGTAAATGTGCCATGTTTATACTCTTCACCTATAATACGAACATCTATATGAAACGTATTCAGTATATCTTCTAAGTCCTGCTCAGTCTGATATGGTATAATCTCATCTATATAACTAACTGCTGAAAGTTGTATATATCGTTCTACCAAAGTCTGGACTGGAATATTTTTATCTTCTCTATCAATAGAAGGATCTACTTGAATAGCGCAAATAAGATAGTCACATTGCGTCTTAGCTTCTCTGAGCATTGCAATGTGACCAGCATGTAATAAATCAAATGTAGATGCTGTAAAGCCTACCTTCATTTCTTCTTTCTCAATCTACGAAGTTTTGCATAGAGTCGCTCTTGCTTCTCTAACAATATAGCTTTTAAAGTTCTACGTTTAGTTCGAGCTGTTTCTGACTTATGTAATCTTTCTGCTGCTTTCATTTTAGTATCTCCTTATACTGTTCCGTTTTTATATGCGTATTCAAGTGCGTTATTCGCTTCTACCTCCATAGGTCTATTCTCATACCATTTACCAGTCTCTATATCGAATTGACGACATAACTCTACTATCTGAGTAGCCGTAATAGGATATCCTTTTTCTATAGCCTTTCCAGCTACAGCAATCATTATACGATACATCTGTCTATACCAACCAGTACCTGATATAGAGATATACTCTACAGCTAGATTCTTAGGCCAGAAAGGACAGTCTCTATATGACGTCCATACAAAGTTAGTATTATCTAGTTTACCTTTACGATACTCAATTACTTGCTCTCTAAAAGCAGGAGGTAGTCTATCGAGAAAAGACTGAGCATTTCTAGTATCATCATATGGCCACTTGGCAAGAAGGACAGCCAAGTCAATAGGCTCGCCACTATTACGGTAGAAGAAGTTATTAGCACCATCATAGTCCGCTGGTATGTAATACATCCTAGCAAGGTCTTTAGTCTGTGCATCTCCAATTTCGTTGAGCTCTTGGTTAAGAGCGTACCAGAAGTGACGAAGTTTAGTTGACTCAATCGGTATGTCAGTGTTGAATACAACACGAAACTTTGGATGGTCACTCGTACTTGAAGCAGTACTATAAACCACATAATCATATTCACCAAAACGATCACGTAAAACATCTTCTAGGTCTCCTTCAATTACTAGATCATCTACATCTACTGCTGCCCATCCAGACCATTGTATAACGTTCTCGTTCTTACGAGTAGTATCAGGCTTGAATATAGCAGGAGTAATTAACTCTGCGTCTTGCTTACCGTTAAGCTTTCTCTTAGATAGTTTATATAGAAACAAAGTAAACTTATCCCATGAGTCAAAGTCCATTCGTCTATGAGTCTTATTATCATATACAAATCTATTCTGAGCGTCCCACCATCTAGGGGACTTAAATATTGTCATACTATACAAAGAAGTCCTCCAACGTGGCTACAGGTTCAACATCCCAGTTAAGAGCATCGAGTAGATGCTTGATAGGGTCAACGAACGCTTTCTCATATTGTTTATTATAGTCTATAAATCGATGTAAGTCAAGCTCTTTAGGTAGATCATTAGCATAAGCAATAACGTTCTCCTTTATAGAGTTAGGAGTCTTAAGATAGACGAACTTAATCTTCTCACCGTTCTGTATTATCTCATACTTCTGATCTAGACCAGCTTGCTTTATATAGTGATTGTATAACAGAGCACCTCTTACGTGAATAGGACAAGCCTTCTTATAGATCGTTTTCTTATCAGCCCAAGTAAAAGGTACACCATCTCTCTTCTTAGATATATTACATCCTCTAGGAAACGATACAGACTCAGGAGGAAGCTGCTTCCATTCCTTCTTGAAGTCAGCAATAAACCTTTGAGTAGCAGTCTCACCTTCGTCAATAATAACTTTAAATATCTTCTTAAACTTATCACGACATACCTGAGGAGTAGAAGAACGTACAGCATCTACGCCCATCATCTTCATCTTAGGTTCAGCATACTGCACACCTTCGTTATTATGAACGTTTAATATATAACGCTTCTTAGCAATCCATACACCTCGGTTAGCAATAACCTCACGAGACATCTCCATACGATTTTCCATAACGTCTAGCTTCTTAGCCAGCACAGCATATGACTTCTCTAGTACACCTTCGAAATGCTCACGACATATCTTATCTAAGAACTTAACAGGATCTTTAGGATTAAACTTCTTAACCATCTCGTTCATATTCACATACAACGAATCAGTATCAATAGCAATTACATAGTCTTTATCGTCAGTCTCAAGAGCGGTATTCATCTCTTTATTGATAGCATTCTCAGCCCAACGAATAGATAACTGACCTGAAGTAGTAATAGCTTCTGCAACTTGATTATTAAAGTAACGGAAATGCTTATTACCTAGAGCACCATACAAAGAGTTCATAAGAATCTTAATAGACATCTGCTGATTCTCTAAGATAGTCATCTTATTCTCTAGACGTTTAGTAGGGGCAGTCTGATACTCTTGTTGAGCTTCGAGCATAGCTTTCTTAATAACTCTACGCTCATCATAGTACTGCTTAATGATAGCAGGAATAATACCTACTTGATCTTTACTAAACTTAACACCAGAGGCAGCCATAGTAGTACCTTCAGGTATATTAATCTCATCATCACCTAGAAGCATCTCTACAGGATCAGCACCTAGATGCTCTTTACCAGGCAATACAGTCTCAGGACTCATATTATACTGAACAATAATCATAGGATAGAGAGAGTTAAGGTCAAATGATACTACCCAGTCATGCATACCAGTTTGAGGATCTTTAACATACGCTCCAGGATAAGGAACCTTCTCTTTACTGAACTTAGGAGGACAAGCTATCTGCTGCTTGAATAGTAAACGATATAGAATAGAGTCCCATATCTGCACAGTACCGAAAGTCTCTGAATAGTTAACTCCACCTCTATAAGCCATAGTCATAGCAAGCGTAATCAGACCTAGTTTCTCTTCTAACATATCAACGATCTGAACGTCTTTTATATTATAGTCAATAAACTTCTGATAGTTAGTTTTATATAATCCATGCAGAGAACCCGCCTCATCATAGGAGAGCTTACGCTCTCCCAGTACTACGTGCGCTATATGATCTAGTTTATATGACTCCTGCATACCGTAAGTATACCCGAACTTAGTAAACAAGTCATAGTAATCTAACTGCTGAATACCAGCCATCTCGTATGCAATTACTTCTCCACGAGCCATCATAATGTTTCGCTGATCTACTATACCCCAAGGAGAGAACTTCTTATAGACAGTACCGCCTATGATATTCTTTACCCTGTTGATGAGATATGGGAAATCAAATAGACGAGTGTTCCAGCCAGTAACAATATCGGGGCAATACTTTGGATCGTGCCAGTAAGATAGCCAAGATAATAGTAGATCAATCTCGTCCTTGCACTTGATATACTGGATAGCGTCAACGCCTTCAACTGCGCAACTGTTCTCGTCGTAGTCATATAATCCCCATACTCGATATATATTATCTATATTATTTTTCATCGTGATCGAGATAACAGGATGAGCTGCTTGCTCTACGAATGGAAAGCCTTCGTCAGAAGCTACCTCAATATCAATAGAAGTAACGTTTACTTTATCTCGGTCGAACTTAGGAGCGTCAGGAAAGCGATCGTTTATATACTGAGTAACGTAGTTAGTAGTACCGTAGATAGTTTTATTATCTACACCTTCATACTGCTTCATATAGTCTTTAGCGTCTCTCATAGTATCAAACGTCTTAGGCAATACAGGTTGATTCTGTAGATTATACCAACCAGTCTCATGAGAAGCGTTAACGAACAAAGTAGGCATATATTTTACCTTCTTAGCTACACGTTCTCCATCTTCTATACCTCTGTATAGAATACTATTACCATATCGATTTACGCTTGTATAAAAGTTCATATGACGCCTCCTAGTGTCAACAAACTATATTATAGTATATATCGATATAGTATGCAACTGAAAAAGGGAAAGGGGCCATAACAGCCCCTCTTCATAGTTGTATTGACATTTACAAGTCTTTTGTATCAGTCAGCATTAGATACTTTGCTTCTTCATGGTAACCCATTCTAGAAAGCTCAGATGCTGCTCTTGCTTTTCCTACTGATAGGAAGAAGCTATTAAATCCACTAAAGAATCCACCAACAGGTGCTAGGGCATATTTCATTACTGCATCAGTCATTAGAAACGTCTCCTTGTATCGTCATACTTATGATGAGCGACATTCCAGATGTCTCCACGACAAATGCCGATGTCTAGTAAGTCTTTGTCGGATAGCGAGTTTAGCATCCTCATAGTCTTTCTAGCTTGTGAAGTTTCCTTGCGTGTTGATTTTATGTCTTTAAATAGATCTAACAGAGCTCTAATTGCGTTCTGTAAGAAGTTGGCTTGTATTAGTATTAGTTGTGTCATTGTTATTCCTCGTTTGACCAATATTGATTTTACGAGGACGCATTTCATCAGGAATGACATACTGCAATTCAATTGCCAGAATTCCGTCCTGAATATCTGCTCCGTTTACATTTACATGTTCGGACAGCCTAAAGGTTCGTTTAAACTTCTTCGTAGAAATACCACGATGAATAAACTCTCTCCCTTTAGAAACGTGTTCTCCTTTTACAGTCAAAGTTCTATCTTTAACTTCTACTGAGATCTCTTCCTTTGTAAATCCCGCAATAGCCAATTCAATGAGATATTGCTCATCGCCTTGTTTAATAATGTTATGTGGGGGATAATGGTCTTGAGCATGTTTAGCTGTCCACTCTAGTTCGTTGAACAGATGGTCAAAACCAACGAAAGATGATCGGGGGAATAGTGTATGTAAGCCTGTCATTGTTATCTCCTTTTGAGCAAGCAAGATTGATATACGACCAGATTACTCTGCATCGCTATATTATATATAGTTTTTATTGTTTAGAAAGCAACTAAAAAGTTATTTATTTCCGATATTATATTTCGGACATAATTCCCATTGTGCTTTCTCCTTAAATGGGATGATCTTGATTTGACGTAGAGGTGCGCAAGGCAACTCTTGTTTATTCTGTATCTCTACAAGACCCCAATCACTAAGCAATGTTGTGATAGTATTTCTACGCTCTACATCATTAGCTTCTAGATTAGCTTTTTTTCCATCTAACATAAACAGCTCTTTGAAGTGAACGATGAAGTATCGTCCCTGCTTATGTAATATATGACATGATTGAAATAATTTTTTATCTTTACGAGAGGCGACTCCTATTCGGGTCAACGTCTCTCTGACTTTTAGAAAATCATCTGGTTCGTTTAAGACCACCTCGAGCATGTCTTGAGGTTGCCATTCTACTATATTATTTTCTTCCACCTTTACTCACCTTCTGTTTTATACTTTTTATATTTTCAGGTGATAGAAGGGATAGTACTTGCTTAGCTTTATCATTGCTATATCCATAGTATTGTTTAATCACTTCAATATCACTCTCAGTTTCTGGTTTCATCCATTTCGAAAATCTTTTACGCTTACGAATGATATTTATAAGAAAGTGATATTGTAGTTTATTATCAAGATGATGATAGCGATTCATTACATTAGCAATGCCAACCGTGTCATAGAAGTATGACATAGATCGATTAATAAGAAAGGAGTTATAGCCTTTCTCAGCAACGTCATCGACCATAACGTCTTCTTTAGAGAAGTTAATGCTATTAAGATAAGTAAAAGGGTTCATCAGTTAAATTCCACATTAGCCATAATCTCAGTCATACAAGCAACAGTATTAAGCTCATGATCAGCCACAAACGAGTCTTTATACTGATAGTCAGCAAGTATAAGAATCAATTGAGGTATAGATGCAGAAGCAACATGCTCGTTCATATTATCGTATAGTCCTCTAAATATGGCAACAGTATCGATATCCATACTATCTACGACCCACTTACGCATAGACTTAAAGTCTTTTGCCTTAAGATGTTTACATAGAGTAGCAAACATATCACTCGATACAACACTTACAGATGCATCGATAGATCCTGCAATAGACAATCTTTGACCTTCGTTTAGTACTCTACGCCAATCAGGAGCATGCTTCATAATAAGATCAGCCGCAGCCTTCTTATCATAAGTAACACCTTCGTCATCTAGTATAGTAGTAAAGCGAGTAAAGAATTGACCTGCAAGAGTCGCCATATCTTTCTTAGACGTATTGAACTCATACACACCACATCGAGAATGCAAGGGTTCGATAATACGGTTCCGAAAGTTACATGTAAGTATAAACCTACAGTTATTAGAGAACTCTTCGATAAAGCCACGCAAGGCAGGTTGAGTAGATTGAGGATTCAGATAGTCTGCCTCGTCAAGTATAACAACCTTATAGCCGCCTTGCAATGATACACTAGAAGCAAATTGCTTAATCTTGCCTCTCAACGTGTCGATGTTTCCTTCTTCAGACCCGTTTATAGTTATAAAGTCAAGTCCTAGTTGCTTGCACATAGCTTTAGCAACAGTAGTCTTACCCAAGCCAGCCGTACCGGTAAACATCATATTAGGTATTTCACCAGTATCGACAATAGCTTGTAACGTACTCTTAAGCTGCTCAGGTAGGATAGTATCCTGAATAGTTTGCGGGCGGTACTTCTCTACCCATAGAAAATCTTTCGACATATTAACCTCATAATAAAAATATAGTATAGCTCACTTAGGTTAATAAATCTACTCTGATTCAGTAGCCTGCTCTTGTTGATATGATTCACACAACTGAATTGATTGTAAGCATTGATCTCGTAACTGACCAATAGTAGACAGCTCTTCACCTTTAAATGCTCCACGACCTGTTAATGCGTCAATTACAGCAACTGTACTGCGTGATGTACGATTAGCAAGATCATAAATCTCTGAGTGATCCGGTGTTTTAGTTTCTTCTTTAGCCATCTTAGCCTCCATAAGTAGATGTTTTTTCTAGAGCGATCCAGTACTTTACGTCATGGTTAACACTAGAGAATTGTGATATAAGTTTAGATGAGATATCGACTTGATAGTCATCAGCAATAATTTTAAGGTTGTTTATGTTTAGCACAAAGCTAAAGTCTTCTGAGTTATACTCACCCTCAACCATAATAGAGTAAGTATTAGCAGTACTATTCTCTGGATCAACAACAGTCAGTTTAACCGAACCGTTATCAGGTTCAATCAATACTTGACTATGACCAAAGACGCCAGCAGCTTTTTTAAGACCGTTTAACGTAGACTGCTCTAACGTAAACGATACATCTGCTTGAGGCATATTAATAGGTTTTCCGATCGTAGTAAGCATCTCAGGATCAGCATAGTAATACTTTACCATAGCACGTCCAGCGTTACCGCCTACAACCATATTGTTTTCTTTAAATTGAACCGAAGGATTATCAACTAGGTCAAGCACACTTAAGAAGTTCTGCAAGTCATATATACCTACTTGTTTATCAAACTGTTCAGTTACAGTAGCTTCACTAAGAACGTTCTTAGCTTCAGCAATAGTCATAATCTTATTACCCGGTTGAATAACAACATTACTGTTTATACTGGCAAAGTTCTGTAGTATCTTCACCGTTGATGCACTTATTTCCATTATGTAATCCTACTAAAGTTTTTATCTTTTACTATTTCTAGTCTGTTCTCGAACTTATCATCCAGTAGCTCTCGCTTATGAGAGATAACAAAGATGTTAGTTTCGTTACCTAAAGTATAGATGATCTTCATAAGATTATCAACACCTTCGTGGTCTAAAGATGAGTCGAACGTCTCATCCAATATAAGAAGATTAGTTGCAACACTATTCTTCATCTTAGCTATCATCCTCCAAGTAAACAATAACGCTAGATCTATACGTTGCTTCTCACCTTCAGAGAACGAATCGTATGAGAATGCATCTCTGAATCGTGATCTGATAGTCTCTTGGAATGCTTCGTCTAAGTTAAACGAAACATAGAAGTCTAATATCTCTAGGTACTGATTACACAGCTGATTAATAACAGGTAAGTACTGCTTAACGATCTTGGTTTTAATACCAGTATCCTTAAGCATCGTACTCATTATAATATTATAGTTTAACTGCTCACTGAGTGCAAGCTTTTCTTCTACAAAGTTATTACTATCGAATGTTAAGTCATCTAGGTCTTGTACTGCTTGATCCATATCAACGTTAGTATCTAGCTTTCCTATCTCTTCTTGAGTGCGATCAATAGAAGATTGAAACTGAGCAATTGATTTATTATTAGCAGCTAAGTCACTTTGATAGCCTCGACATTCCTCAATAATTAATAATGCAGAGGATAAAGCTTCTTGAGCTTCTCGTAGTCCTTCATCTGCTTTACCAATTCCCGCTTGAAGTTCCTTCGCTCTGCCTTTACCTTCCAACACGTGGGTCTCTTTTGTTTCCTCAGTGATGGCTTGATCACAGGTCGGACAGATGTCGTTGTTCTCAAAGAATTGGATATCTTTAACGAGCTTTTTAGCTTCGGTGTTGAACTTCGTCTTATATGCTTCGAGGTCTTTGATTTTAGCTTCGCGTTGTCCTCTCTCCACATCTGCATTCGGTAGTTGAGATTGAATGGAATCACTAAACTCTTCGTTCTTTCCATGTAGAGTTTTGATTTCATCCTGGAAATCAGAGATAAGTTTGAGCTTCTCTTCCCTTTGTTCTTTGTTAATAGCTTTAATGTCTTTAATGTATTTTTTCTGTGCATCAATTTTAGTGCTTGTGACGGCATGCTGATGAGTAACATCTTTGACTTGATCCTTCAATAGTGATGTCTTCTCTCTAAGTATACCATTCATCTTAGAGAATACATTTATGTCCAGAAGATCCTCGATTACATCTCGTCGATTCATAGAACTTAGTTGCATGAAAGGAATAAAGGAGGAAGACCCTAGCACAACTATCTGATGAAAG